GTTTGGTCGTCCTGCAGCCACTGCAGAACCTTGTTGCATTCCTAATTGAAAATCGTTTGGAATATCGGTATCAGTTGCGACACCTTCTTCAAAACGAAGCGGTCCACGGCGAGTTGCATTGTCTGCACCCTTGCGCTCATAAACCTGTGGTGCACGCTCTGGGAAACGAGGTGCTGGTGAGATTGTCATAGTGACTCCTTAAGGATTAATTTGGGAAAGGCCTTTTCCTTGGTAATAGTTTCCACCCTTTTCGATACTTTTTGTTGTCTAACTAGAAAAAAGGATTGCTAGAGGCTACTACTTCTGGCATTACTAAGTCTTGAGTTAAAGAGCATGCAATTGATAAAGAGTCTACAAAATCGTCATGTGCATAGGATTCATCAGGGGCTGCTACAAGAAAATTTGGGCCCTTATATTGCACCTCAGCGTCAACCATCTGTTGATAGAACCTCTTCCAAGTTCTTAAACGCCTAGTTTTGGCGTGAGCAGGCCACGCAATCATCTTTCTTTGAACTAAGGCTTGTAAATGTTTCCACCTCTTAGACTGCTCAGAAGGACTTGATGTTAAAGACATAACCTCTGCTCTTGGTAAGAGTAACTTTAATCTTTGGGCAACAGCATCTCCAACGCCGTTAGCATCTACTCCAATAGCAAGGACATCGTAGTTACTTAAAAAGTTTACTATTTGATAATACTGTTCTTCCCAGTCATCTCCTTGCATCTCTAACCAGTTAAGGATTCGGTGATCAAAATAACCAAACTCGTCAGGACGATCCCAATCAACCCAAACCACAGTAACAACTGTGCTGTCAGTTTTACGAGCAGGGTCAATGCCAACAACAACTGGAGTCTTGTGCCATACCTTAACAAGTTCTTGAGATGTGTCCCCTAACTCATCCATGATTGAGGAAGTAATAAACATACCTCTCTCTAAGAGCCATTTGCAGTTGTATGACATTTGAAATTCGTCGGACTCTTCTCCGATACGTAGCATCTCTTTGCGAATAAACTTTTCGTAGTTTGGATTAAATTTGGCTACATCTTTCCAGTCCCATTGAAAATGGTTCTGTCTATTTCCTTTGGTTGTCTGACGTCTACGATTTAATTGAATTGATCTATAAAAGTTATTCTTACTTGTAGTTGGAGTTCCTGTTTTAACCATAGTTCCCGCATAGTATGCAAGCATGGGAGAAATTGATTTAGAAACAACAAAATCATCTGCTTCTTGACACTCATCAATAACAATCAAATGGAATGACTTGGACTCAATTTTTGCACGAGGATTAGCAGTCATCATTGTTATTGTTGATCCAGACTTCTTTAACTTTATCTGTCGAGTTACACCACCTACACGAACTGCAGAATCATCAATCTCAACGTCACCCATAATATCTACTGCTCGTTCTGATGTTAAACGAGTAACAGCACGTCCAAACAATGTCTCAGCCTGAGACTCTGTTGGCGCAAACAATCCAACCCAAACTCCATCTTTAAACTTACCTAATAAATCAGGATACAACTTTGCAAGACGAGGAAGAAGAATCATTAGTGTGGCTACGGTATCGGCAACTGTTTCAGATTTACCCGACTGACGGGAAGCAAGGGCGGTAACTTCTTCGCCATCATTAATAATTACAGACTCCATAATGCGTCTAGCCAATGGCTTTTGATATGGGTGTAAATCATGTCCAACTAATACTTTTAAGAAGTCCATCATCTTATCTATTAAAGTATCTACAAACTTTTGAGACAGTTCATCTAATAAATCTTCTACTGGATCTTCTACAGGCTTTTCTTCAGTCTGATAGAACTCAGGTGTAATCTCTTCAAACTTTTCTTTATCGAATGACATAGTGTCCTTATTAAATAGCGAAACCCACCACTGAGGATGGGTTAACGCCTGACCTGTAAGAGAGTAAGACAGTAAATCATAACACAGCCTTGGAGCGTCGTTTTAACTCTTTAGCAATTGCATGGAAGGCTTCTGCTCCCATAAGAATTTCATCTAGATCTGCTTCACTCTGCTGTCTTTGCCAGATTGTGATATGTCTGCCAATCGTATACATCGACTGCTCCATCCATGAGATCAAATCGGGAGTAGAGATTGTCGATACTCGCTTCTCGATCCGAGTCTGGGGCTGGTGTCCATCCCGCTTCTTTCGTAAAATCATCGTAAGTAACTTCCCGCCTTCCTAATGCAGTACTTAATGCTTCCTCTTCATCCTTCATTCCGCTCCACGCTCCAAACACTAACGCTTTGTATCTAGGTAAGCGTACTATAAATGGGTTAGATGTGCGATATGGGGGTTCAATCTCCTGCGTCCAACCACGGACAATGAACTTAAAGCCCCATTTAAAAGGAAAGTTTGTTAATTGTACAAAGTGTTTGGGTCCGATTTTGTGAGCCTTTGGCATTATGTCCTTTTCTTAGACTGACGTCCTCCGTAGTGTAACTGAGCGGCACGAGTAAATTTGTAGAAAGATTTCCTTGCATTAGCAGATAGGGTAGAGACATCAGCAGCACCACGAGGTTTGTAATCTAAGAAGGTATAGATGTACTGACCTTTAGAGACTACGGATTTAAATTTTTGCCATTCACCAGGTGTTACTTCGTAGTAATTGTAGAAGGTTCCGTCTCTAAACACAACTGTGATAACTTGACGATCTCTATCATATCCAGCGGCAACTGTCCGTGGCCGTGATGGGTTAGATGTGCTAGTTGGAACAACTGTTATGGGAGCAGGGGCGTCGGACTCTCCAAATTGGGGTCCCTTCTCACCTGGGACAATTAACTCACCAGTATCATCGTCCACATCATATGACTGACGATATACGGATCTATCAACAAAATTTCCATCTTTGTCTACGTAGTAGACGTCACTATCAATATTGGGGGCTAATGCCTCTCCTGCTAAGTTTGCTACTTTTTTTGCACCAGTGTAATAACGCATTGTGTCATTGGCTTTAGTTAAGGAAATAAATTCACCAAATTCACCAACAGAACTTGCAGTTGGAAGACCAGCAAATATGCCAGCACCAGATCCAGTTACTTTAGAAATACCTGCGGTTTGTTTAGGGCCTAAACCGTAAAAGGCTCCGAGTAATTCTTGAGCAGAAGGAAGAGCAGCCCGTTTGTTACGAGATGCTCCTCCACCTGACACTCTTGCCATTTGTCTATTTAAACTCCGATTAAGATGCTGCTGCGAATGGTGTAATTGTAACTGCTGCACCTGGTGCTGTGTTGTTTGCACCCGCTGCAATTGACTGTGTCTTGATTGTTCCAGCAACACCTGACACAACTCCAGCAAGACTTGTTAGAGCCTGAACTGTTGTTGCTGTACCAGTGACGGTGAAAACGTTTGCGTTAGTAACAGCAAGAACTGTCCAAACTCCGTTTACAGTATCTCCACCTGAAACATCAGAAATTGTTACCTTGTTACCTGCAGCAAAGCCGTGGCTTCCAGCAGTGATAGTCATGACTGCTGAACCAGCGGTACGTGATACTGCTGTTACAGTCTTTCCTACGTTAGAAGCACCAGAAGCAGTTGTCACTACAAGTGATGCGTCCTTCATTGCGTCTTGTGCAAGAGCAGTTGTTAAACCAATTACTGAAGGTACGAGTACGTAGTCAGTTGCTCCTGCTACGTCTTCTCCTGCTGTATTTGGGTTGTACTGTGGGAAACCGTTCCATCCTGAAAGAGCGATGATGTGGTTGTCTAGCGCTGGGTCTAGACGGTTTGCTGTCGCATCTGGACGAGCATCGTTTGGTTGAATAGGAAAGTTTCCCCATACGAAGTCAATAGCGACTTCACCTGCGGTATCTAAAAGATTACCGTTGTTATTTACTGCCATGTTATCTTCTTTCTCTAGAGAGGTTTATTTTCCCCTATGCGCTTAGGGAACCTTAAAAGTAAGTATCCAAGAAGATAGATAAAATGTCAGGGTTTAATCGTAACACTCGTGATCGTCTAGTTCAGATTCTCCTAAAATGTTTTCACAATCTTTGCATTTAAAGAACTTAACATCATCTAAAGCCACATGCAGGGAGTCGGCATGATCAAGATCTTGCTCCATTTGTGGTCCTGCTAAAACTTCTGGAGGAAAGGGGCCTCTAGGAGCGTGAGATGAAGATGGGACGTAATGGCCCTGCACTGCAAATTTGCGAATTAACTTCAATTTATTGTTCCGACTTTTTGGCTGCTGCCTTCTTTTTTGGT